CCATCCTGATATTACGAAGAAGCAAGGCGAGTATCTCCTTCAACGTGAAGTGCGCCATTCTGAAACAGCAATTAGACGCCTTATCAAAGCGGAGCTAACAGAAAATATGTTTTCAAGTCTATGTTCGTTTATATATAATGTTGGCAGTGGAAACTTTCAGAAGTCTACGTTACGTATGAAGCTAAACCGTGGTCAGTACGAAAGCGCTGCTGATGAGTTTCCTAAATGGCGTAAAGCTGGAGGACAAGTTATCAAAGGTTTAGTGCGTCGCCGTAAGCAAGAGCGCAAATTATTTTTATTGTAAAACAGTGAGACATAACATGAAAAGAAAGTATGACGCAATTGAGCATGAAGGTGGTGTAGTAGAACCAATACACGAAGTAGAAATAGTATGTGCTGCTTGCAATTTTGATCTTGATGAGTCAGAACTTGAAGCAGACACTTGTTCAGACTGCGGGGCGCCTTTAAATCTTAAACGCAGTATATCTATTGCCGTAACTACTTTACCGCTATTTGGTGGTACTTTGGAGTAACACGTTATGACGCTTAAAAAACTTGCTTTAAAGCCCGGTGTAAACCGAGAACGGACTCGTTACTCTAATGAAAATGGTTGGTACGAGTGTGATAAAGTGCGTTTTAGACAGGGGTTTCCAGAAAAAATAGGTGGGTGGGAGCGTCTATCTGCAAATACATTCCAAGGAGTATGTAGGTCTCTGTTGGCATGGATTACGCTAGGAGGCAACAAGTATCTGGGTGTAGGGACTAACTTAAAATTTTATATAGAATTAGGTGGAGTGTATTATGATATTACTCCAGTTAGAGCTACTACTACCAACGCAACTACATTTGCCGCTACTAATGGTTCGGCTACTATAACGGTAACAGATAATTCTCATGGCGCTTTTGCTGACGATTTTGTAACGTTTAGCGGTGCAGCTACATTAGGTGGTAACATAACAGCGGCTGTTCTTAACGCTGAATATCAGATAGTTAGTGTTCCTACAGCAAACACATATACAATTACTGCTACGGCTACTGCAAGTGGCTCTGATAGTGGAAATGGTGGTGGTAGTGTAGTTTCTGCGTATCAAATACATGTAGGAGACGCAGTTTCAGTACCGCTAACTGGTTGGGGTGCAGGTGGTTGGAATGTAGGTACATGGGGTAACGGTGGAACTACTCAAACTCCATTGCGTGTATGGAGCCAAGCAAATTTTGGAGAAGACCTTGTTTTNGGAGCGCGTGGTGGAGTTATTTATTATTTTGACGCTGGTTCGACAATTGCGAGAGCAGGAGCGCTAACAGGAACTGCTATACCAACTATACAAAACTACATACTTGTATCTGATGTAAGTAGGTTTGTATTTGCATTTGGCGCAAATAACATTGGTACGACTACTCAAGACCCTTTACTTGTTCGGTGGTCTGACCAAGAAGACGCTACTAATTGGAGCCCTTCCGCAACTAATCAAGCAGGTTCGCTACGACTCTCCCGTGGTGGTGAGATCATAACAGCGCAGCAATCTCGCCAAGAAGTTATAATTTGGACTGATTCTTCTGTGTATTCTCTACAGTATCTAGGAGGACAGGCAGTTTGGGGCGCACAAATTATCGGAGATAATATATCTATCGTGTCTCAAAATGGTACTGCGTATGCTAACGGTGTCTCGTATTGGATGGGCAAAGATAAATTTTATATGTATGACGGAACTACTAAAGCACTCCCATGCGACGTAAAACGGTTTGTGTTTAATGATTTAAACGTACTTCAGTATACTCAAATTTTTTCTGGTACTATTGAAGAGTATCACGAAATCTGGTGGTTCTATTGTTCTGCAGATTCTAATAATATAGATCGCTATGTAGTGTATAACTACCAAGATAAAATTTGGTATTACGGTAGTATGGCGCGTACAGCGTGGTTAGACTCTGGTACTAGGGGTAGTCCTATTGCCGCTACGTATAGTAATAACCTTGTAAACCATGAAGCTGGTGTAGATGACGACGAAACTGGTACTCCTGCAGCTATAAGTGCGTATATACTGTCGTCTGAGTTTGATTTAGAAGAAGGAGATAAGTTTGCATTTGTAAGCCGAGTGTTACCAGATATTACTTTTGATGGGTCTACTGCAAATTCTCCTAGTGCTGTTATGACGTTATACCCACTTAAAAACTCTGGGTCTGGCTATAATGATCCAGCATCAGAAAGCGGTGTTAACTATGGGGCGGTCACTAGAACGGCTACATTACCAATAGAGAAATATACGAATCAAATTGATACTAGAGTACGTGGTAGGCAGTTAGCGTTTCAGATAGCTTCTACGGCTCTTGGAGTACAATGGCAGTTAGGCTCCCCTAGAATAGATATACGTGCGGATGGTAGGCGCTAATGGCCTCTTCTACAGAGTTTGTTATTGATTTTCGGTCACCTGTTTTACCGTACGCGCCGCAAGAGTACGTAGCTAGTGATGTAGATAGGTTAAATAATATTCTACGTTTGTATTTTAACCAGCTAGACGAGGGATTACAGGGTGCTGTAACAGCGCATAATTCTTCAGAAGCGCTAACATGGTTTATGAGTTAATGGCTAATACATACACAAACGCTAAACTAGACCTAACTACAACCAACGTAACTACGTTATATACGTGCCCTGCTAGCACCGTAACGGTAATTAAATCTATATTAGTGTCTGAAGATTCCGGTAATGCGGACACTATAACAGTAACTGTAACAAACGGATCAAGCGTCTACAGTTTATTTAAAGTCAAAGCGGTTGCAGCAAACACAACTATTGAGTTACTAACCGCTCCATTAGTACTTCAAACTACAGAAATACTTAAAGTTAACGCAGCTTCAGCAAACCGATTGCATGTAGTGGCTAGTTTATTAGAAGTAAGTTAGAGTGGTCATTGATAGCTAGGAGTACGTGTGTTAGTTTGTGGTTCCCTTTTTAATGGAGGTGCAAATGGACTACGTTATTCTTTTTAACGAACTTACTAAAGTAATTAAAATTGTAGGTGGAGACTCTTGTAAAGCTGAGTCTGTTGACGATAATATAGTTGATATAGGACTAGACAGCCTAGATATCGTAATGTTAGGCATGTACATAGGTGAGCTATACGGTATAGACGAAGAAGTCTCTAGAGATATGCCTGTTGGCACAATCAAAGAAACTTTTGCTTTTGCAGAGGCTAACAAAACTACCGAACCTAAATCTATAGAAGAAGCAATAGAGACTATACAATGATATATTTAACTCATTGTGCAACAACTTATACCGAAACTCCTACTTTAATAGATGATATACCGTACCCACAACATGCTCACATAATACAGAGTAGTTTTAAACGAGCTAAAACTGGTATGGTTTACCCACCTCATAAGGTGTTAGAGAGCGTATTATCTCCAGATATTGTAGACTACGTAAAACAAAACCCAGTTAGTGGTAAGACAGCCTTTATCTTTGCTGCGGGTAATCAAGGATGGATGGGAACAAACGGGCGCTACGATCAAGATCCTGATACTGAACTACACTATAAAGTAAAAGTACCTTTTATAGTACTAACAAACATATATGCGGGGCGTATTGCTAGTATATTTGGTCCTGTAGATCATATATCAACAGATGCTACAGCTTGTGCTTCAAGCCTAAAAGTGTTGATGGATGTTCAAAACTTAATAAACAACATTGGGTTTGATCGAGTTATAGTTCTTAGCGGAGAAGATTCTGTTAATAATCTAACGCTAGAGTTCTTTGGAGAGGCTGGAGCTAGTCTACAACACAAAGATGAAGGCACTACTAAACCGTCAGCGTTTGACGATACAAACCGTGGGTTTTTCTTAGGTCAAGGGGCAGTTTTAGCTGTATTTGAAAAAGCACACCCTGATATGTCAGAACCAATAGCAAAGTTTCTTGGCGCATATACAGCCTCAGAAGACAACAACAACCCATTAGGGCAACGAGAAGATGGAGAAGGGTATGTAAAAGCTATAGAAGGAGCATTGTTTGTAGCTAAAATACGTGCTAATATGATAAAAGTAGTTAAGACGCATGGTACCGGCACGCCGGTAAACAATGCTGCAGAAAAAACCGCGCTACAACGCACACTAAGCGATTTTGTTGCCACTTCGTATAAGCAGCGTATAGGACATACTATGGGAGCTAGTGGACTACTTGAAACCGGTATACTGTTTAAAGATATTGCTTCTGGAATAGTACCTGCTATTGCTAATAGAACAGAGCAGGATTCGGTATTTTTGTCTTCTGATGTCACTGCTCCTAACGGTGCAGTACTTAGTTTAGCTGCTGGTATGGGCAATGCGTATTCTGCTGCATTATTTGCAGGTGTGTAATGGAAACTATTGACAGCAAAACAAAAAAGTTAGACGGCCCTGTTATTATTGCAGAAGCTGTTAAACAAGGTAATACAGCAGGGCACCCTCCGGCTACTGTTTTAGCTGCTATTGCAGCAGAAATACAGTTAGACGACGCACTACTAAAGCAGTTTGGCAATACAGTGTTTTTGTCTCATCGCGGCAAAGAAAAAAACCGTAACAAAATGATTGGGCGGGCGTTTAACGTAGACACAGGTAAGAATTTTATAACAAACGCGTTAGATTTTATATCTTACTTACAAGAACAGGGTATAACTCATTACACTACGTGGTTTGTCGGCGCTGATTTCTTAAACGCGTTTAGATTTTTTCAACGTATGACACGAAAGAAAGACACGCAGATTGGAATTGCTGAACGCGACGAGGGTGGATATATAGTTTATATAAAGATAGGTAAAGATCCTATACCAGAAGGATTTTAAATGAGTAATTTAGTGGATGCAATTGGTAGTGCAGTAAGCTGGGTAGGAGAAGCCGTAGCTGACGTTGCTGACTTTGTAGTAGATGACATCCTAATGCCAGTAATCGACACTGTTGGTGGTGTTGTCAAAGGTATGTTAGCCGACCCGTTTACTACTATTGCTACTTTAGCTGCTGCATTTACACCGGGTATGCAATGGGCCATACCGATTATTCAAGGAGCTAGTGTAGCCGCAAAAGGTGGAAGTTTTGGAGATATAGCTTTAGCTGTTGCTGCTAGTTATGCGGGGGG